CTGTCCTACCAATGTCGCGATACCGACAGTGGCAGATGATCCAGAAACATTAACAACCCTCACTACTGTAGCTTGCTCCAAAGATGTAGCAGCTCCAGCCGAAGTAGGGATGGCAATTTCAGTGCCAAATATCGATGCCTTAGCCATTAGTAATCCCTAGTGTATGGTTTTATTTATATTCACTCGGCGTCAAGATCAACACTGGTGTCGAGCTCTGCCTCACCTTGTGGTTCGTCCAGATTGACATCATTGTCAAAAATAGATGCTGCTACTTTTGGTCTAATATCTTCGATCTTAGCTGCTGTCTTTGCAAATAACAGATCCTTGATAGCGTCACTGACCTGAGAAGGAGACTCGTCCTTCACCAACAAATCCATTAATTCTTCCATAGTACTAATAATGTTTTAGCTATTTAGATGTCCCCACCCTTTGGAGTCTCAGGGGGTTCGGGTTCAGCTGGAACAGGAGGAGCTTGAATTGCATTTGCTCCACCATTCATGGCTTGCATTTCCATAGCTTGAACCTCTGCAGGATCAGGGATTTTACCATCCTTGATTTCCTGTTTGATCAGATCATCCTGTTCCTTAATCTCAGCGTCAGTCTGTCTAAGGACATTTCTTCTGACATAATCCTGAGAGTAGTATTTACCAATGAATGGTTCAACCATAGTTGCTTGATTGAGTCTGCTCTCACGAAGTTCAGCTTCTTTCAGTTCAGCAAAGTGGTTATCATACAGGAAGTCATATTGAATATGATCAGCCATATACTCCCAATCTTCAGGAGTAACCACGTTCTTGAGAAGAAGTTGAGTCTTCAGAATGTCATTGAACATGGAGGAGAATCTCTTTCTCATTCTTCCAACAAACTTGGAGAACTTGATTTCATCTCTCAAAATTTCAGAAGAACGACCCAGTGAGAAACCACTGTCTCCTTGAAGTCTTGTCTCAGGAACATTCAATGAACGATAGAGTTTCTTCTGGAAATACTGAATATCAGTGATTTCACCAAGGTTTTGACCACCAGGGAGTGTGGAGATTTCAGTTCCTCTACCACCTTCTCTTCTAGGTAACCAGAAGTCTTCCATCATGGACATAAACTTCTTGTCATCACGGATCTCACCAGTGTTTGCATCATAGACCAACTTGTTTCTATAACGCATCATGACATCACGAAGGTATTGTTCTGCCTTGACTTTAGGAAGATTACCAACGTCGATATAGAAGATTCTACGTTCTGGTGCTCTTGAAAGTCTGTAGATAACCAGAGCATCCTCAATCATCATCAACTGATTGAGTGGTTTGATAGCTTTGTGTAACCAAGAGAGTGTTGATCCCTTGTTTCTGTCTACCAGACCAGAAGTACAATAGGTGACAGAATCACGGGTCATCTTGATTCCTTTGGCACTACCACCAGTAAAGGAACTTGCAATAGATCCAGATTTAGTATTACCTGGAGTATAGACAAAGTACTCCTCTAACTCTGGAAAATTATATGCAGATGGGTCATCTTTACTCTTGTTTTCAAGTTGATTGATAGCCTGTTTTGGAGACTTCTTTACTTGACGGACATAACGCATCTTAGATGCATCAATATATCTCAGTTCTTGAATACCAGCTTCTGGATCCTTTTGGTCGATGACCTTATTATAATAAAGTCTTCCATCAATATACCAGTTACGGAAGATTTCGTGAGCCTTCTTGTCAAAATCAAGAAGTTCGAGGATATATTTAAACTCTTCTCTTACAATCTTTTTGATACCATCACTAGCATCCAAGTTCTGGAGATCAATACTTATAGGACTATCGTTAGTATCAGATACAATAGCTTCGTTTACAATATCTTCGATTGCACTATCGCACTCAGGATAGAGTGCCATTGAACGATACCTACGAATTAGATCGTTCTCGTTTTTATAGACTCCTTCAATATCTACATACGAACCATAAAACCCCGACGTGACATAGTGTTCCGAACCATCCTGTTTATTAGGAGGTACGGGAGACACTACGCCAGGCGGGGTCTTATCGTTATCTTCAATTGAGAAACCAAATAATCTCGCCATTTCAAGTAAATACTAGGATTTGTCTCCTAGTATTTATAGCGAGATTATCGGTATCAACCTGCTTCTGTTCCTTGAGTCTCGTCACCATCGGCTGTGTCATCAGTTTCACCGATTGTGAAGTACTGAACCTGGAAGGTTACAGTGAATTCTTCAACAGTGTCGGTGTTGTCATAACTCAGTTCGATAGCTGACACTTCAGAAGGCCAGATATCATAGAACTTGTAAGTTCTGAGTACGGAACTAGTTCCACCTTCGTTAGTGGTTGAAGCAACCGTAGCACCTCTACCCAACTGCTTAACAAAAGCGTTGGTCATGTATGAGGTTGGGTTGGTAACACCAGTATTGTCGATGAGGTTAGACATTTTGTCTGACCACTTCTCAAAGGCTGTTCTGAGTATGAAGTCCTCATCGTTGATGATGGTGACTGTCCACTCAGCGAAAGTTCTGTCTCCAGCAACCTTCAGGATTCTACCTCTGAAAGGAACGTTGATAGGAGCTACTGATGAAGCAGGTAACTGAGCCGCCTTACAGAGAAACTTGAAAGTATTCTGATAGTCAGTGGTCCAGTCAGTGTCATCAACAGCTGCGGCGAATGAGGGAATAGAAACCTCAAACAGATTGGGGCGGGCGCCGCCGCCCGCCAGAGTTGACTTAAATTGGGATAAGGTTTTGGTAATAGCCATTTGTAAATTCCTCCGTTGTTATGTTATGAATCAGAATCAAACAGTACCGACAACTTCTTCAAAGTCAACACCAGTTCTGGTGGCAACGAAGGTGAGTGTGACGTAGTTGATGGACTTGGTTGGCTTCAGGAAGATGTCAGCTCTGAACTCATTGTTGTCAATGATATCAGGGGTGTTATTTTTGTCATCACACTTGACGACGAAGTCATAAAGACCTCTCTTAGCCTGAACGTCACGGAGATAAGGTTCAACGGCGTTGACGAAGTTGGCTCTCGTAGTCTCATCGTTGAGTTCAAACAATTGAGAATCAGCGACGGCTTCGATAGCCTGCTCAACAGACAGGAACAGTCTTCTTACGTTGATTCTATCAAACGCGGAAGCGTATCCCAGACCAGTCTTATCACCGAACAGGATGATACCAGATCCTTTCTTATTGATGATTGGGTTGATTCTTGCACCATAGAGGCTGTCTCTCTGTGACTTACTTGGGTTGTAAGCCAACTTGACTGCGTCGTTGATGCTTCCTCTTTGAACACCAGCTGGTGAGAACCATGGGAATGTTTCAATCTCAGTTCTGACCATTGTTCCAGCAACGTCAGCGTTACAAGGAACATAAACGAAAGCGTTATTGAAACGATCATAGGTGTACTTCCAACCAGTATCAAATACTGCGTAAGAGGAAGAACTCAGAGGTGAGTAGAACTCAAGAATATTATTCATCTGAGTTGATGTGACGGTTTGACCGACAACGTCAGCTCTGTGTGGAGAGATAACAGCCATACAATCCTTTCTCGATTCTGCGATCGAGATCAGTTGATTAGCTTTGGCTTGTGACTTCTCTTTGTCAGTCAGACCAGGACCCATGAGGAGGAAGTCAACTTCCACATCAGCGTCATTGGCGAACAATTCATAGGAAGTTTGAAGATCTCCCAGAGTTGCTGCGAAACCACCAGCTGCTGAGTAATCAACACCACCACCCAGGGTGTATGTCTTATTACCAATAGCTGCGAATTGGATTCCCTGAGCGTCTTGTCCCCATTGTCCTTCACCAGTGGTGTAAGGAGTTAAGGCTTGACCAGAGTATGTGCTGAATCCAGTTGGACTTGGTCTTGTACCTTGGATTCCGTTATCACCGTTTGATGGGCTGTAACCAGCGAACACATACTTGGAACCATTGATGAGGTAGTCCTTGTAGTATGTCTTAGTAGGTGCGTTACCATCAGCGGTAGCGTCCTTAGCCTTAGAAAGGAAGGTGTGCTTCTCAAGGATGTTACCTTGAATACC